ATATGCCAATGGTCGGAAACAAAAAATACGCTTACACAGCAAAAGGTATGAAAGCTGCTAAAGAAGCTGCTAAGAAAACAGGCAAGAAAATGACAACTAAAAAGAGCTACGGAAAGAAAAAATAATGGCTAAGGGACTCTATGCAAACATCCATGCAAAACGAAAAAGAATCGCAGCAGGAAGTGGAGAAAAAATGCGCAAAGCCGGAACAAAAGGCGCACCAACAGCCAAAGCCTTCAAACAAGCCGCTAAAACTGCAAAACCTGCTAAAAGACGTGGGTGATTGTGTATGAAGAAAGATAGTAGATTAACTAGAGCTGGTGTTTCTGGTTACAACAAACCTAAACGCACACCTAGCCACCCAACAAAATCTCATGTAGTCGTAGCCAAAGATGGTGACCAGGTAAAGACTATTAGATTTGGTCAACAAGGTGTAACCGGTGATAGAAAGATGACAGATAGAGCTAAGTCATTTAAAGCACGTCATGGTAAAAACATAGCAAAAGGAAAAATGTCAGCAGCCTATTGGGCTAACAAAGTGAAGTGGTAGAAAGTCCATGCACTTATGAGTGCCACCTAATTGATGACAAATGTATAAGATGTCATAGAGAAATAGACGAGATAAAGAACTGGACAAAATTGACTGACGAGCAAAAACAAGAGATAATAGATAGATGCTCAAAATATTCGTAGGATTTGATGGAATAGTAGAACCAGTTGCTTACCATGTGTTTTGCCAAAGCGTTATAGAAAAGGCAAGCATACCGGTAAGTTTTACTCCATTAGCGCTAAATACATTACAAGGCTATACAGAGACACATAAAGACGGCTCTAACGCATTTATCTACAGTAGATTCCTAGTACCATACTTATGTGATTATAAAGGCTATGCCATCTTTGTTGATGGTGATATGTTATGCAGAACAGACATCAAAGAGTTAATGGATGTAATAGACCCATTAGCAGCAGTATCAGTCGTTAAACACGATTACAAAACAAAACACCCTATTAAATATCTAGGTAACAAGAACGAAGATTATCCTAGAAAGAACTGGTCATCAGTGATTGTATGGAACTGTGGTCATTTCAAGAACAAGCAGCTCACACCTGAAATGATAATGAACTCTACAGGCAAAGAGCTACACCGATTCAAATGGCTAGATAATGAGTTTATGGATTTAGTCGGTGAAATACCAAAAGAATGGAACTGGTTAGTATCTGAATACGAATACAACGAAGATGCTAAGTTAGTTCATTTTACTATAGGCACACCATGCTTTAATGATTACAAACATTGTGATTACTCAGAAGAATGGAGCATGGCATTAGATAATTTATTAATACCGATAGGAAGTCAGGACTAATAAAATCAATAACTTACTCCAATTAATCTTTGGAGACAACGTAATGACCCATAACGGAGTTACAAAATGGCAGAAAGAACAGAAGCACAAAAGAAACAATTAGAAGAGGCGCAGAAAAAGGCACACGAAGCTAACAAAGGAAACAAACACGCTAGTAGAACAAACAGAGTGTGGGGAGATATTATCCGTAAACTAGCTGTGCAAGAAGACTACAAACGTTTACATGAGATAGCTCACGCTTTATATGAAAAAGCAGCTGAAGGTGATATGTCAGCTATCAAGGAGTTAGGTGATAGATTAGATGGTAAATCTGTATCAACTACAGAATTAACCGGTGCAGATGGCGCAGACTTACCATTAGGTATTACAGTTAAATATGTCAAACCAGACTCTACAGATTGAGGCAGAGTTTCCTGAGAAGTTATCCTTCTTATCTGAACCATACAGATACAAAGTATTATATGGTGGACGAGGTAGTGGTAAATCATGGGGCATAGCTAGAGAACTTCTCATACAAGGCGCAAAAATACATAATCCAATACGAGTATTATGTGCTAGGGAAGTACAACGCTCTATCAAACAATCAGTTCATCAGCTACTGTCTGACCAAATACAAGAACTTAATCTTGGTTCATTCTACGAAGTATTAGAAAATGAGATACGAGGTAAGAATGGCACAAAGTTTAACTTTACCGGTCTAGCTAACAACACAGTAGAAAGTATTAAATCATACGAAGGTGTTGATAGAGTATGGATTGAGGAAGCACAAACAGTTAGTAAGAAGTCATGGGACATTCTTATACCTACTATTAGGAAGCCAGGTTCAGAGATATGGGTTAGCTTTAACCCTGACCTAGATTCAGATGATACCTATAAACGTTTCGTTATAGACACACCTGACAACGCTAAAGTCGTTAAGGTCAACTGGTCTGATAACCCTTGGTTTCCTGATGTACTAAATGCAGAGCGCATCCACAGTAAACAAACATCAGATGATTACGATAACATCTGGGAAGGTGAGTGTAAGACAGCAGTTGATGGCGCTATCTATGCTAACGAAATAAGAGATGCACAAGAGAATGGTCGTATTACTAACGTACCATATGACCCAGAGTTAAAAGTTCATGTAGTTATGGACTTGGGTTGGAATGACAGTATGTCTATTATCTTGGTGCAAAAAGGTGTATCAGACTTACGAGTTATTAAATACATAGAAGATGACCATAGAACTTTAGATAGCTACTCTGCTGAACTAAAGAACTTACCATATAATTGGGGTCAGATGTATTTACCGCATGATGGTCAAACTAAAGACTTTAAGTATGGCACATCAGCAGAAGAAATTATGAGAAGGCATGATTGGGATGTACGCATTGTGCCTAGACTAGATATAGAATCAGGTATTAAGTTAGCACGAATTAACTTTCATCGTATTTACTTTGATAAATCTACAGAACGCTTAATAGAATGTCTAAAGCATTACAGACGAGCTATTAGTTCTACTACAAACGAACCAGGCGCACCATTGCATGATGAATACTCACATGGTGCAGATGCTTTTAGATATTTATGTGTATCCGCTGATAAGTTCTCTAACGAGACATGGCAAAATCAACCGATACAATATAGCAATATAGGAATTGTTTAATGTTATTAGCCCAAGAATATGTCCCAGACTTATCCGAATACAAGGATAAGTTTATGCGTACTCCGCTTGGATTGCTAACACAAGGTAATGTAACAGGCGCAGTAGATAGATTAGGCGCAGATGCTATGTTAAGAGTAGATGCTATGTCTGACCCTGAAGCAGCTCTACAAACTGGTATGGACTTCATGGGTGGTGGTTTGTTAGGAACATTTGTTGGTAAAGGCTCTAAGCTATGGAAACAGGCAGATTACAATAAAGCATTAAAACTTGAAAAAGAAGGTGCTACTCCAGAGCAAATATGGCAAGAAACAGGTACTGCTAAATTTGCAGATGGACAATGGCGACAAGAAATAAGTGATAAAGATGCTAAAACATTATTAACAAGTAGAGCAAAACCTACAATGTTAAATAAAAAATTAGTCCATGATGATTTATTTAAAGCATATCCAGAATTAAATGATGTTTCATTGGGATTAAAACCAACACAGCAATCACAATCATCATATTTTGATAAAGCTAAAAATAGAATACAAATAGGTAAATATTCTAATCCAGAGCAACCTTCGAGAAAAGAATTACTAGCTCAAACAAATTCAATGCTAAATAACATAAATCAAAAAATAGAAGATTTAGCAAAAGATACAACAATGGATAAAGCAAAAAAGTATCTTACATATAAACAATATTTAAGAGATTTTGAAACAATCAAAAATAATTACAAAAAAGATAGAGATTTAGTTACAGGTATTCCATATACTCAATTTGAACCAGATGTATCTTCTGTTTTACATGAAACTCAACATTCAATTCAAAGATTAGAAGATTGGGCAAAAGGAGGAAATGTTGAATCAGCAGCTGGTATAGATATATTGCCAAAATTAGAAGAAGTAAGAAGTAAAATAAAGCAGTTAAATATTGAACCTTATCAAATACAAAGTAATATAGCTGATGGTCGTTATGTTTCTAAAGATACTTTAGATAAATACAATAAATGGCAAAATCTCAAACAACAAGAAGATAAATTATTAAGTAATCAAATAAGTCCTGTTGAAGCATATAAAAGATTAGCAGGTGAAGCAGAAGCAAGATTAACACAAAGAAGAATACCATTAACAGATGCTGAAAGAAGAGCAAACTTTCCATATGCTTCTGGAACAGACTATGGATTAGATTACCCTATGGAAGAATTATTTGTCCGAGGGATATTAAAATAAGGTAAATTATGGAAAATTACACAGACGAACAGATACTTAGTCAGATAGATAATGAGGAAAATATCGCTTATGGTATTAATGACTCACAATTATCTGCTGAACGTGCAGAAGCAGTTAATCTGTACTTAGGTGAAAAGTTCGGTAACGAAGTAGAAGGTCGTTCACAAGTTGTATCATATGATGTACAAGATACAGTTGAATCAGCATTACCACAGCTACTAAAAGTATTTGTATCCGGTGATGAAGTAGTAAGGTTTGAGCCAAAGAATCCTGAAGACCAAGAAGCAGCTGACCAAGAAACAGATTACGTTAACCATATCGTTATGGAAAAGAACAATGGGTTCGAGATATTCTATGTATGGTTTAAAGATGCGCTACTCTCTAAAAACGGATATGTAAAAGCGTATTACGAAGAATACGAAGAAGCAGAAGAAGAATCATACAAAGGTCTAACAGATGACCAATTAGATATGTTAGCTTCTGATGACAATGTTGAGATATTAGAACACGAAGCATATCCTGACCCATCTGCTCCACAAATGCCATTGACACCTCCAATGATGTCACAGCCTGATGTAGAGCAAGAAGATG